CACGAATACGCCAACGTCTTTCGATGAAAGACGGAAGGGCAGTAAGTCCCAGACCTTGCAGGGCATAGAAATAAATAGCATCAGAGGTGGCGGTATAGGAGATGTATTTCCGTTCACCGTCGTAGGAACTAACCAGTTTCTGCCATTTTTTGAGCCGTTTGTCAATGAAGAAATGCGTAGCTCCTTCGGGCGAGAACGGGTGCAGAGTAACGCCGTCGATGGTCGCCTGGACATTACGCATGGCGGCGGCAACGGTACGCAGGGACAGTTCCGTACCGGATGAGTCAGTCCACACTACTTGCTGGAGATAGATATTATTAAACAGAACGGAGCCGTAGCCGGCATAAGGGTTGGTGAATGTTTCATCGCTCGTCCGGTTAGGGTCCACCTCGGCGTCAACCGTGCAGCCACCGTCGTTGTCCTTGCTGTTGAGCGTATCGCAGTCATAGATTTTATTCAGGTACATGCGCATGGCATCCTCGGAACTGTACACACCGTCCGTTACGGAAGCGTACTCTTCCAGGAACCACATCGGCTGCATATTCTTGGCGCGTTGGTCAGTGGCGGCAAGGTAGTCGGTGAAGATGTCATAACTCAAGACACTTTCCGGGCAGGCATATTTATACAGGTTTTCCTTCCATGTTTTTTGCCAGTTCCCGCCTTTGGAGTAATCGCAGGAATCACAGAAGCGCAACCATCGGTAGAGGTTATAGGGTACTTTCTTACCCAAAGCGTAATCAATGGCGAGCTGGTCGTCATCGACAAGCGATTCAAAGTAGTAAGTCCATGCCGGGAAGGTATCGGCGGAGATAGTTCCATTATCCACGAGTTTCTGAACCCATGAGGACTTATCGGTTTTCATGGCCATCATATCCTGAACGGAGCCGACGCCCTGGAACCAGTCCATACCTTGGTAATTAAGAAGCTCGAAGCCTTCGACCGGATTCAGGACGTCACCGGTGACATTCCATTTACCGTTTTCGTATTTCATGGAGCCGGACTGTCTTTGCCATGAACCGTCCTGATACCTCATGAATCGGTATGAGCTTCCACAATACAGGGAAAGCAGGTACACGCTGTTCGTATCGAGACCGTCGGTCTGTTTGAAGCGTGTCTCGATTGCGTCCAAAGTTTCGTCAGGAGTACCGAAGAACTCTATGAAGTCACCATAATTCAGGCAACCTTTGTTATAGCCGGGGGTATCTTTGAAGCCGAGGGCGAACTGTTCCCCTTTGTCTTCTTTCCAGTTGCCTTTGGCATGGAAATAGACGTTTTGCAGGCTGTCATCCTTACACCGATAGGTGGCTACCGGGTGATTGGCGGTGGAGTGGTTCATCTGCAAGCCTTCGATATGCAAGTCACCGCTGTCAAATGTTCCGTCAAATGCACGTTGGACAGGTGTCATATAGTTACCACCCAAGGCACGGTATGTAACGTTCATCATTTCACAGGCGCCGCAGTCGTTCGCGTTGCCGGAATCGGAGTAATCGACTTTTACGGTAATGACATCGACCGGGATTGTATTATCACCGACCTGTACTTTGTTGATGGCGGCAAGAGCGATTGCCCGGCGTCCTTCCTCCGTTGTATCGTCCGGATTAAGAAGGATGATTCGGGTATCCTTGTTTTTACCTTTGCTTTTGGCGAGGTAGTAGCGTTTATTCTTCACCGGGCGTTTGGCAGAGGTGGTTCCCTGGTTGCGGGTTTGGACACTCACGGCCTTGAAGTTACGCCATGGGCGTTCGGGGTCAAAGTAATAGAGCGTGATGTATATCTTCGTACTGGTAGAAGTGGTGCCGTCCAGCGCTTCTATATCGGAGCCTTCATAGGGGCATTCGACAATGTAAGGCATGCCGCGTGAATAGATTTCGGCAGCAGACGGGCGGCTTTGGGTACTACCCTCGGCTGTCTGGCTTTTAAGGACGTCCTCAAAAGCGTATTCTTTCACCATTACCTCCGTATCGGTCAGACGGACAAGGTAGTTCTTGAACGCTTGCGCCCATTCCATATAGGAGTTCCAGGCCATCATGTAATAAAGGTACAAATCACCCAGCCTGCCGTCCATCGTTATATATTTGGTCTGAATCAGGGAGCCGCCGCCCGGAACATAACCAAGGCAGGCGACTTCCTCACCGTTGAGGAAGAGTTTCATCATAGAATATCGTGTACCGTCACGTTCAACGTAGTTGCTTGCAGGTTCAACAACCACGGCTACAGTTATCTTTTCACCCTGCCGGTAGGCGCGTTCTTCACGACGGGAAACACCATTGTTACAGAAGATGCCGACCACCCGGCCAGTGACATAGAAGCCGGCACCGGACGTTTCATCATAACAGTCAAGGAGCAGGGTGTCATCATCGGTCACGTTCTTGGAAGCGAAAGCGAACTGGATGGCGGCACCGTTGGATTCGATGGACGAACCGGCAAACGGGGCATGGTTTAATGACACGCCCACATTCTCGGCTACGCGAAGGCAGTTCTCACCCAGGAATGTGCCAAAACCGTTGGTAGTCCAGTTGGCACCGTCCACTTTCATTTCATAATTACCGCTGACAATGCTATGGTCGGTTTCCTGATTGGTACGGGATGAGAAGTCAAAGTTATAGATGGCGCCTTCTTTTATGGCGGCGTCAATGGCGGAACCGCTAACTGTCACCCGGACAGGTTCGCTGGTTACGTCCTTGCATACGGCGGTATAGTTGACCGTATCGGTGCCGTCAGCCTTGTAGCCCTGCAGTTGTTGTTTGACCTGATAGGTTTTGTTACGACTAGCAGCAATTTGTGTTACCTGCACGTCATTGGCTTTCACGCTGACGGGTGAAGTCATTTCCAACGGGTCATAACAGGCAACATCAAGTTCTACGGTTTCGTACAGTCGGACTACTCCACCGTTTTTATCATCGTATCTCAAGGCGACAAGAGGTGTGGAACTATTCGGGTCAATTACCATGACAGCCGTGTAAATGACATTTCCTTTCACTCCGGATGCGACATCCGTTCCTTGGATGCGCAAGGGATAGGTACCGTGTTCTAGGCCGAGGGAAGCAGGACGGATTACGACAGAGTGCGAGTAGTTGTCATTGACAACAGCGGTAGACAGGGATTGCCATTCACCGTTAATCTTGATGTCAACCTGTGCACTGATACCTTTATCAGAGGTATTGTTTCCGAACTTATAGAGTGGAAGGCTGAAACTTTCAGTTGTCGGAGTAAGCAGAGTTTCAGGGGTATAGTTGAGCACCTGTACACAGGTACAGGTAATATCAACAGCTGTTACATTGACATTCTTGGAACCGGTGTTGCCGCTTTCGTCAGTGGCTATTAGCTTGAATTTCCGAGTACCGGCAGCCGTAAAGTATGCGGTGAAGTCCAGTTCAAAGGAGAAGTCCTTCATGTCACCGGAAGATGCTTTGTTGACGGTTTCAGTCCAGACGGTAAGCCCGCTTTCACGGTCTACAAGTTCCAGTTTCTCAATCAGGTTGTCAGAGGATTCAACACCGTTCGAGGTCACGGAACGAATGGCAGCAAAGGTTCGTAGCGTGGAGCCGTAAGAGCCGTAGACAGGTGTCGACTGGAAAGCAATGGCAACAATGGTACCGCCAGTCTGACCACCGCCACCCGTGCCAATAGCGAACTGCACTTCATCGCCAAGGGTTTCACCGGCAGCGTTCTTCATCTGAAGTTTTACGATGCCTTCTGTTTCAACGTTTACGTCGAGGTTGGCCGGAACATAGGCATAGGCGCCACCAGTTGAAAAGGCGTCCTTTCCCCCTTCCGTCGGTTCGTCGGAGGTTTCGACTACGGAACTGCCACCACCATTCCCGAAGGGTTTCCAAAGAGACGGGGTCGCAAAATCGGACACGGCACCCTGGAACTGCCGGGTTTCCATTTCATACTCGCCTGTTTTGTAGGTGATGATGAGCCCCGTTCGTTCATAATTGATACCTGATTCCTGTTGATAGGACACTATAGCAGCAATGGCTGTTTCAAGGGTATAATAGCCATTTGATAATGGTGCAATTTCATCGACAATGACGACTGGGTGTGTCACATCGTCGTCAGGCGTGCCGCTCTTCATATCCTCAAGGGCTTGTTTATCCTCGGCAGACAAAAGACCGGCTTGTTCAAGGGTGGCGGAAGGCAGACGGAAGCTGTCGCCCGTTTCTTTACCGGTTGTCTTGGACACTTTCTTAAAAAACACATTGAGATAAGAAGCGTCAGACAGGACGGAAAAAGAACCCGGTTTGATTATATCAGAAGGAATATTTTTCATTGTATCTTCCAAAGACTTTCCACGGTTGCCGGGGAAAGCTTCTTCTTCACCTTCTCCAAGAGACAACGGCTCAGGCAGACATTCAGAAGGAACTTTACTTTCTTCGTTCAAAGGAGCGATTCCGTTCGCTTTTCCTATCCTTTCCTCAAAGTCATTTATTACAGAAGTCCATTTGTTCCATGCAACACTCCCACCGGAAATATTACCGATTCGTGAGATAGTACAAACCGTCCCCAAATACACACCTTCTGCATTGTCTGACATAGTAGCCAGTTGTATGCACGAAGTGAACGATTGACAAACCCTATCAAGCTCCAACCGTTCAATCTGTATATTTACAGGAATCTTAGACGAATCAACAGACAAAATACACCGATAATTCCCAATAGAAGAATCCCCGGAATACATTGTTTTCAATTTATCCTTAAAGCTACCAATAGTAGTAAAAGAGCCAATACTTTTAAATGGATCGGTCAAAGGATTGGATTTATCAGACACTCCTGTTATACGTTTCAACAACTCGGCGTCTCCATTCGATAAATCTTTTGCAATCTTATTGACATTCTCCACTAATGCATCAAAATCCCCATTCACCATTTTAGCAATGGTGCTTGAAAGCAAATCAATAGATATTTTCCGACCACCACTAACTTCAACATACATATCTCTAGATAGCTCTGTTGTATCAGCCAGTTGTTCTATTGTAAGACTGTTTGTCTTCAACGCTTGCAGCACAAGGCTAATAATTTGTTGTTTCTCTGACTCTGTCATTTTATTCTATCTTTATTGTTTAAAACTATTATATTAATTTGATGACGGATCAGAAACTTCATCAGAAGCAACAGGTAACGTATCAACAAATTCACCGTCCCAAGTCACCTCATAATAAGTCCTATCATCAGTTCCTTTCAAGAACTCTAATATACCTCCTGATAATAAATCAATATCGTATGAACTTCCCTTTTGAGAAAATTGAACTTCATTCGAATAACCTCCCAAGACAACTGTAATCTGATTAACTTCCGAAGTTACGACACCAGCGCTTGTGAGATTAAAAGGTATCATGAACGTCACCCCACTATTAGCCGGTTTATCCAAAATCACTTTACAACTATAATTATGAGATGTAAAAAGACTAGTCATAATCTTCTGATAATGCACATACAACTTACCGGTGATTACTGACGTATATTCTTCTACAGCTTCACCACCAGACTTTATGCTCCTCAACTCTCCACTGTCAGATGTTATCCTATAAGTATCATTTTGAATTCTTCTTATAAACATTTGGTTGTTCCACTCCAAAACAGGATTAATCGTTTTTACCCTCTGTAACATTTGATTGAATACAAAACTCTTCAATCCTTCGATTTGCTGGTTAAGTTCCGGAACATTACTTTCCTTTCTTGCATATCGAATACCATCAAAGTAGACGTAATTACAGCATAAGACACGATTCAATAATTCAGCAAACCATACAGGGCATCCCATCCCATTTCCAAGCGTGAATAATATAGTTGTATATTCGTGGCTGAATAGCTCAACAATATCCTCATCAGAAGTCACGAACTGCTCATTATCCACACCGAACATCCATCCGTTATCTTTGAAACCACCAGGAACTCGAAAATCAAAAAAGTATTGCATCCCATCTATCCACCAGACAGCATCAAGACGCTGCTTATTATCTTTCATTGAATACTGAATAAGGCTGGTTTCTGATAACTCACACTCATCATCCGTAACTTTAAAAATCTCACTCGTATTCCCATTAACTGTTACAGTATAATATCCACATGGAAGCAATGAAATGTTATAGAAATAGAGAATCTTATCATCATTCATCTTCCATGAGCTTAATGATACAAGTGTAGATATATTACTTAAAAGATTATTAATGTAAACAATAGGCTCCTGCTCTTTGGGTGTCAAAATCAATTCAACAAAAATCCTGTCTGTACGTGCGAATAACTGCACATATTTACTTTTCGCTCCAAATTTATCGGTAGACGGAGAAAAAAACAGTGGGGTAAACGGACTTATAATCATATTCTAGGCTTTTGTTATTGAACGGACAAATAAATCATACTTCACTCCCTCGTTTCTCTCAACTGTACTACTCACCTCTTTGATGTAACCTTCGTAAACAAGGCCACCTTTTTGAATCTTAATCGTTCCATCATCTGTTTGTGGAATATCCTCATCAAAGGTTGTAAATGAAACATCTCCACAAGTGACCAAATGCTCTTCAAGTATAAAGTCATCAGTTAATTTCACATCATTGACTATAACATTGCTATTCCCATCCGAAGAAGCATAATGAAGAGAATCAGCGAACATGCCAATATACTTAGCATTAGCTTTCAACATAGCTTTCTGCCAATACATAACATTAAACATTGCATCAGGATTTAGAACACCTGCAATCTTCCAATCCGCATTCCTTTCTAGTACATATTCCGCTTTCCCAATAACCTTATTATAAGCGAGCATTGCGCCAACGATAAACACATCATTATCACTTTCGTTATCAGTAGAACTACTTCCCCTTTTCTGTGACACGATTTCCAAGCCATAAGCATCTGCACGATAAGGGCTCACTAACTCTAGTGTATTATCTGTTACTTGCAATCCAGTAGTATATTCAGCAGTAAATCGAAATTCATCACGACCATTCAAGCATTCATAATCAACTTTATCATAACCAACTTTAACTCGTGCATATATCCTAGAACTGTCTACTTTAAATTGAAAATCTGAAATGTTTCTTGATATATTCTTATTACCATTAAAAGTAAATAAGCTGTCACGATGGACAAACTTTACAATATCCCCCTCAATCCTCTGAACAAAGCCAAAACAGGCTTCCATCCAGTCTACAAACTTCGTATATGAGGTATATAATTTAGCAGACAATATCCCACGAATACTTTCGGCAGCCAAAATAAGGCAATTGTCCAACCGATTGTCTACACCGGAAGCTATCTCGCCTTTTATACCCTCTTTACCACCATTCATACTTTTGAGCAAACTATTCAGAACAGTAATAGGTTTTACCACATCTATATTGATAGGTGATGCTATTGAAGTCCATTTTATCTGTAGTGAATATTTAGAAAAATACACCTTTCCAGGTCCGTTAACATTCATATTACCTATCGGATCATGTATGACAAATTGAAGACATTCACCATCTTGAAGGTCTATTGCATAAACATCCCGATATTGTTCGGGTCTATAAGTGTCTTTTTCTGTTGTATGTGTATTTCCTGAATAATCGGTATTTATCCAACTCGCAATAGTGCTTGTGGTACCGTTCCCATCAACTTTAGCAAGTGTCAACATTACATCTCCTCTGCCTAAATAAAAGTTGAATTCGGGAGTTATATATACCTTGACTGGTTTATGCGCCCTTAAAAAAGCAGGTACAGAAGTATCTAAAGTCACAGAATTTATTTCTACAGGACTATCTGATTCTGGTAAGTCTTTTTCTACGACTTCCAATGGAAGAGACTGGAATATAGTTTTTCCTGTTATATCTCTTGAGAAATCAACATATTGCCCTCCATCTTCTAAAGAGTATCCACCACATATATAGTTCGCGTAGTAATTAAACGGTAGTCTATCATAATAAAGCTGATATATATCTTTTATCTCATCTACCGAATATTCGTACTGCGTTCCTTTGTTAGCCTTTATGATATTAGCGACACTATCATCTATCGAATTAATAGAAACAGTATTTCCATCATAGGTCAATGAACCGAAATCCAGTCGGCAACTGAAGAATTCTTCATAAGTATGAGAATTAGTTATAGTATAAACAGTGATACTAGCATTAGAAGCTAGGTATTTGCTCAAATACTCCTCCAATATGAGATCATAGGCTTCTCCCACAAACTGGAATTTTGAAGTAAAGGTTCTAGTTATTCCTTCAAGTCCGGAGCGTTTACGGGAAAACTTTATTTCATCCCAATTCTGAATACAAGATTTGGGAATATCATAGGAAATACTATCAACGGTAAGTACATATTTACAAAGCATTTTAACTCCTTTTGAACGTTCACGAGCAAATATATAGAAAAAGCCAACCGGTTTTCCGATTGGCTAAATTCTTGAAAATCACGCATTACAAAACACAGATGTAAGCATCAGATTTTAAGCATATTACGAAATTATCTAGTAAAAATAGAATTTATAAGGTAACCGGAATCAACTTAAAAACTATGTATCAATATAGTCTTTATATAAGATTTTATTCACTTTCAACTTATAAACGTTATTAGGATCATAATCCATCTTAAAATACTGAACTCCTTCTCCTAAAATTTGCATTATATTCTTTACATTACTTTCAACGCATCTATAACCGAAATAAATCGCTTCAATCATAGAGTTCTTATCAAGAGGAATTTGAAGATGATCATCTTTACAGCTTGGGTCATAACTAATTAATCTTATTTCATTTTCATATTTCCATTCTGTAGATTTCCATATAAACAAACTATTTGTATCTTTCTTTTTAGTTAAAATATCACATTTCTCATTTTTAGAGAGATAATGCACCCTCTTTAAATATTTATGAGAATAACCATTACCCTGAGCCTGTTTTATAAATACCGTTGAAAGTTTATATCTAATACAAAAACCTTTATGAGCATCAGCATAATGAGACCACATGACCACCTTTCTTATTAGGTTATTATCTAAACTTAATTTTTTATTTCCGACAAAACTTCTAATTTTAAAATATTGAAAAGAGTCACTGAAAGGCTTTATATGAGCATTATTTTTACAAATTCTATTCAAATTACTTTCACTTGACCACAAAAGAAATAGACTATCAAAGGGGTCATTCATTTTAGAAGGATGACACACTGTTATAGTATTTGATATTAAATCAGACAAAGAATAAATACTCACACTTCTAAATGAATAAACAATTCCTGACTTTACACCGTCAAAATCAGACTTTAATTGGATAGAATAATACTGTGACTTTATGTAAAATTCAGTCGCTTTATCTTGTTCACCTAGGATTGCATATATTTCTCCTGCAGCTCTATAAACATATGCTTGCAAAGAAGGGAAAAAAGTTCCCAACTCACACTTTAAATCATTTTCATCATACGCTTCAATCATATGAATAGAAGTATTAATTTCTATCATTGCGTTAGATAAATCTTGCTTATCCAAATACACACGTGCTTTCAAATAATGTGCCTGATAACAATCTATATCATCCAACCTAGAAAAATACTCTTCTTGCGTTATTTTAGAACCATAAAATTCATTAGCAAGTACCTCCAATTCATTTGTGGTTATTATTTTTTCATCCATTATAGTTTATAAAAAAATTATTCAAAATTAAATATTCAAACATAATATATTTTCGTGATATTATAAAGTTAATTCTCTAATAAGTCACACTATTAATATTTGAATTCTTGAAGTAGCATTTTCCGACCAGAAGAAATACGACTTCTTACAGTTCCAACAGGAATGTTCAGGATTTCACTTATCTCATCATAAGAATACCCACTAGCATAATACATCACACTATCAATACAACGAGATTTTTTAGCACACCGTTGTATTGTAGAAACCAAATCATCAAACAGTATTGAATGAGCTGTACAGTTAGAAATGGCACTTCCGTCTACCATATCAAGCCCTGTAAAATGTATAAGGGAATTTCTATTGTATCTTATTATATAAGTATTCCTCATTATAATAAGACACCACGGTTGAAGTGGTTTAGAACAATCAAATTTATCACGATTCACAAGTAGCTTATAAACTGTATCACCGGCTAAGTCTTCAGCATCTTGCATGGAACAGCAGAATTTTCTTGCCACCTTTAATATCCAAGGATATATTTCTGATAATTCCTTTTCAAAGTCCATTGTCAGCCCTCCTTATTAGGTGTATCTTCGGTTCGCCATTAATGCACCTTTCCACATATTTCCGGTGCATGATACTTTGTTCGTGCATTTCCTTAGCAGAACGCTCGATTGAACTAATAAGAGTGCCTATATCGGGGGGCAATAAGGCAATCATTTTTTTTACCTCGGACACTTCTGCCGTTATCCGATTACACTTCGTCTCTAATGTACGTAATTCTGACAATAAAACATTGTATAAATGCCTATTTATACAATGGATGCTGTTTTTTCTATTCATAAAAAAGTCGTTTGTGATTCTAAAGGAGATGTACAAACGACTGTATGAAATAATTCGCTTTAATTAAAAATTAATCGAATTACAGCATATATGTAATACCAATATTATCATGTGCTTCTTTTTCTGATCGATATTTCAACATCAGCTTGATGAACGATATTCGCATAGACAGCAGCATTAATTACGCGGGAATCAATACTCATTTTAAAGAATGTCATTAGAAAAGCAATCTCGGCATCAAAAGAAGAACGAATTTGTTCAGGAGTAGCCTTACTTCCTTTATGTTCCTCACTGCGTCTTTCCTCGTTCCGTTTTTGCTCAAAAATTGCAGAATGAAGCAAATAATCAAGCTTCGATATAACTTGCTCATCACTCATATTCCGGATATCTACATTTAGTTGACCCAACACCTGACGAACATCATCATAAAAGCCAAGAGAAACAAGAGTCTGACATATACGAAGGCTCAATAGTTTGGCACGTTCCTTCACCATATCCTCTTTGTCCATAATCATAGCCTGCATACCTGAAGGATTAACAATGCTTCTGTATTCGATAATTAATTTAGATGTCATCTCTTTAAGCGTGCTTTCAGACACAGATCCGCGGTCCGAAAGCAAACAAGCATAGTTTCCACATGAAAGCTCAATGAAATCATTCAATGTTATCTGATTTAATCTTTCAATCATAGCTATTTCAGTTTAGACAACTTATACAGTTCAAATTCACGGTTAGACGCATCCTGACGCTGCATTTTAAGACTCTTCATCAAAAGGAGATTTGTTTTATCAACCCTTTTTTCTAATCGGGAATAATCATTGAAAACAGTGGTATCACCGGAAGAGGATGCAAAATATGTCGGTGAAAATGTAGGAAAGTCCCAATCTGGCATATCAAAATTAGAGATATCTATCTTATCAACATCAGGAAAGACTTGTGCACCTTTAGGAATATCAACTAAAGTTGGAGTAGCAGGAGTAATCCATGCTTTTCCGGAATACATAATAACTTCATGCTTACCAGCATCACCAACTAAAGCGGTACCGCCGGGATGTCTATCATTTCCTTTGGTACCTTCTGCATAAGAAGGAATAGGAGTTGCAAGAATAGTTGCAACCTGAATTGCTCCCATGGCACCAATAACAATAGATAAAGGAATATTCGGTAATGCTTCAGTTATTGCCAGTGCAGTAGCTATTCCAGCCTGCGCAACACTAGTCGCCTTTTCCCAAATGGCTTGTTTACGCGCCATTTCTTGTTTTTGTTTTTCTAGTTCAGCATTTTTTGCTTCTGTCAAAGATTTTGCAGCACGTTTACGTGCTTCTGCTTCTTCTTCGGAAATAGCACCTGACTCTGCCAGTTTATCAACCCGTTCAACATCTTTGTCATATTTTTCATCATTAGCATCCTGCTCTTCCTCTATCTTATCAATTTGAGCATCATAAAGTGTAGAAACAAGATTTCCAATAGTCCCTACAGCTTGTGATGCAGTTTGCAACCATTTTTTGAGATTCTTTTGGCGTTCTTTTAACGCTTTATCTTCAGCTTTAGTAATATTTTGAATAGCACTTATCTGTAATTCTGCCTCCTTTTTAGCGAGAGCAGCCTTCAAAACATACAACTGAGTAACAATCTTAGTACGTTCTTCAGCAGTAATATTCTCAACGGTTAATTCCAGTTCCAAAGCTTCAATCGCTGCTTCAGTAGTCTTATGTACATATTCAAGTTGTAAATTGTATTCCTCTATCACATATTGCTCTTCTGTTATTAGCTTGGATGCTAACTGTTTTTTAAGAGCAAGCGTATCCATAACATATGCAGCATCCCGGATTTCCTGCTCATGCGCTGCATTCTCTGCTATTAATTGCACCTGATCGGATGCATGTCTTTCGTAAAGTTCTTGTTTTTTTTTTGCATATTTGTCGTCAATGAGAAAAACATCTTCACCTGTTTTCTCTGCTGCATCAATTTCTGCTTCACGTTGCAATTCCAACTGGTGCAATTTCAAATCAAGTTCTTCCTGGGACCCCTTTTTTACAACAGCAAGAGCGTTCTCAACATCCTTCTTCTCACGATCAGAATTATACTTAATAGTAAACTCATCTAGCTTTTCCTGCATTTCCTTAGCTAAATTCTGACGTGTAGCAATTTCCTCTTTGCTATTACCCTTGACGGCAGCAATCTTCTTCGAGTAAGCAACACCAATTTTAGCAAGTTCTTTCTCCAGTCCCTCATCCATAAGAGCTAGTTCTGACTCCTGATAAGTTTCATGAATTTTCAGCTTCTCTTTGAGAGCTTTTTCCTGTTCACGTTTTTCTTTATCAGTAAGTACCTTTACTGAATTCCCCTTTGTACCACCATTCTCTTTCAAATCAATGGTATCAAGTTGTTCAATAAGAGATTCTGTTATTGATGAAATAGCCTTCTTACCTGCAGCAACTTTAGTTGCAACATCGATCTCATCTTTAATGACATTATTTGTACGTCTCCATGAGGTCAGAATTGTAAAGAATCCCCTGTCTTTCAATTCTCCTTCCAATTTCTTACGATTATCTATAGCTAATTGATAATCACTATTTTCATATTCCAAACGAGACTTCAATGTTTCAATATAATCTTCTTTAGCCTTTTTGGCCGCCTCATCAGCAGACATTCCTGAATTTATATATTCTTTATACAACCTCTGCATATTTCTAGCATTCTTCTCCAAAATATCAGATTTCATCATCTCTTTCTGTGCAAAGGCAACAGCCTTATTGTCTGCTTCATCTTGTAATTCAGAATACCCCTTCAGCTGTGTAGCAACATTCCTCAACCCTCTTGCCAGAAAATCCAGGACATCCTTCATTATACCCTTGGAATCATAGAAGGATAACATAAATGCTTCCCACGCAGAAGAAAGTCCCGCAATAGAACCTTTAACATTGTTACTCATGGTATCTGCCATATCTGTTAGTTCTTTATCCACGCCTGTAATTTGGTCCCTCAATGGAACAATTTTATCAGAAGCTGTAAGAAAAGCATTGAAAGCGGCGACACTCCGTTTATCTGTTAATTCTAAAGTTGTATTTAAATCTACACCTTGTTCTTTCAGTTTCTTTAAGCCAACAACCAACTCAGGCAATGTTTTTACAGGTTCTCCAAGTGCTTTAGCTAATTTGCCATTGCCATCAGCCAAATTCAACAAAATATTACGAGTGGCTGTTGCAGACATTGAAGCATCAAAACCTGCATCTGCAAGCTTTCCTAACAATGCCAAAGTATCTTCTATTTGGAAATTGAATGCCTTTGCAACCGGACCAACAATAGGCAAGGCAGTAGCTAGGTAAGAAAAAGATAAGGCACTCTTTGATGTAGCAACAGCCATAGCAGATACATAACGTTCTGTTTCTTTAGTGCTAGCATTAAACATTCTCAATGCAGCACCAGACAATGCGGCTGCATCCGAAAGTTCAGCTCCAGTTGCTTGTGCGAATCGTAAGATGGCACCTGTCGAATCTAATATTTCACGACGTGTAAAACCTAATTTGGCTAATTCTATCTGTAGTTCAGTAGCTTGTGCAGCTGTATATTTCGTTGTTGCTCCTAATTGACGCGCATCAGTGGTTAATTCTTTAATATTGTCAGCCGTCGTACCTAAAATCGCTGCAAGTTTGCTATTAGCAAATTCAAATTCAACAATGGAACCAACACCTTCACGCAGTTGCGTAAACATCTTAACAATCCCTCCAACAACAGCTTGTGCACCAATATATCCAGCAGCCCATCCTTTCAATCCTGCACTAACTTGGCTTAGCCCAGGAGCCATCTCCGTTTTAAGCATCCTTCCTGCATTCCGGGCAATAATACCCATATTCTGCATGGACTTATTACCGTTCTGTATCTCAACCCATGCAGCCTTCACTTCTTCCCGGTATGCACCAATTGTCATTTTCTGTTGACTATATCGATCGGAATTTCGCTTTATGTAATCAGTGTTGATTCCAATAGTAGAATTAAGACGGGCAAGTGTACGAATATAGTTTTCATCCGTATCTTTCAAAACATCAACAGCCTTTTGCAGCTGCTTATTCATTTCCTTTGCTTGTGAACGGCTATGTACTTCCTGATTAGTCAAGGTAATAGCAGTTCTGATAAGTTTTAAACGTTCTTCTTCAGATAAAACAGCTTTCTTACGAGTAGTATTACCGGCATTCTGCGCTTTTGTCAAGTTAGCTTCCGCTTTAGCAGCCTTTTCCAAGGACGCAGCATTATCCGAGTTTGCCTTGGTTAGTTTCTTCAATTCAGCAGCAGATAATTTCTCTACATTTAGCTTTTCCTCTATCTTCTTACTGACAGTTTGAGTTATTTCAGACTGTTTTCTAAGAGCCTCGGTTAATTCAGCAGATGCAGAACCAGCCGTTTTTGCTTGAGTATTATAAAGATTACTCAACTTTTCAAGATCAGCAACGCCTTCTACATTTAGTTTCAAACCTTTTGCTAATTCTTTGGCTGCATTAACATAATCAGCCCTCACACGCTCAATAGTATTATCAAGCTCCACCAATTTCTGCAAATCGTTCTCATCAACGAAATCTTTTAATTTTAAATCTGCCATAATTACAGGTAATGTCTATATTCAACAATCTTTCCTTTTATCTCAACTCCTAGTTTATCAAAAGCATAGGTACCATCTTCTTTCTGATAAACGACATACATGCAACCATCCAAGACAGCTGCTTTCTTTGCAAGATCACTGATACGTTCCAGTTCACTCTGCATCTTTTTTATTTCGCAACTACAAGCCATTTTCTACCGATATCCACATTCTGAAAAGAAACGTTCCATCCAGGGACGGAGATACATAATATTAAAGTACTCTTTAGCTGTATCACCAATGCCTAAAATCTGCTCACCGTATTTCTTCTCAATAGAACTACCGTCCGTAAATCCTTTCGTTGAGAATCGAAGCCCGGAATCAATTCTATCGGCAGTTATGCTATCATAGAAAGTACCAGTAATAAAGAGGTTAGGTACCTCAACCGGACGCGGTGGCAAATAAAGCATCTCACTTCTAAGAGGTGGAGTTATCCTCTCCTTCCATCGTTTATATTGTTCCGCACGGTTCTGCCAGGGACCGGACTCGTTAAAATAGGTGTCAGTATCATAATCAGGATTCAATAGATGTTCAGTACCGTCCAGACCGGAATATAATTGCTCCTGAATGCAATCAACGAGCACATTCTTATGTTCTTCCATACACCTAATACATTCCTCTTCAAACCCGGATGCAATGGAATGAATAACTCTATGTAATTCATCAAAATCTGCCATACAGTAAAAATATAACGGGCCGGGCTGTAATCACACCCCAGCCCGTCGGTTACTTAGTTATCGCATCGTACACTTCCGAGAGCTTCTTCTTGCGGTCAGCTTCCTTCAGTTCCTGCCACACGACTTTAATGTGCGCATTAATAAACTCTTCCTTCGTCATGCCCTTCACAGCAACCTCGACGAACGTAACATTATCTACCTTCATGACACCTGCTCGATACCTCTGATTCCTTTTTCATACAATACAGAAGGAGCTTTCAACGAAGGAACCGCCCCGGCTTTAGGAACAATGGTAATGATACCATCCGAATATGTAGCAGAAGTTACGTTATTCATAACTTCAGCAGCACCATCAGCAATAAGACTGCCAAATTCTTCTGTACGGTCATAACCACCAACAACTTCAACTATTTTGTAAGTATTTTCGGCCTCCAACTTTTGAAACACAACATCAACCAAGCCTTTAACGAAATTCTTGGGATTGAAGTCTAACTGCACGTAGTCAAAGTGCAATTGGCTGTCTTCCACATCTTCATGTGAAAAACTAACAGTCATCGCAGACTTAGCACTACTGGTCGGGTACTGTGTCACGGTCGGGTAAACAGTAGACATCGGAATACCGGCAAGGATATCAGTGTCATCATTATAACCGATCAACATATTATCCTGATTCCAAAAGTAAACGTCCCATCCTTTATTGGCACATTTCAGAAGCTGGGCATTCAAAACCTCATCAAATTTCTTCAAAGTGAAGGTGTCTGTTTGAGCGCTAAGCCCGTTGTATTCACTTGCACCGTACCCTACAGGATTAACTTGAGGCTCTCCACCATTCTTGGCATACTCCAGGAATGGCAAAATAGGGTAAATACGCCCGGGACGGTCTGCATGGCACAATTCGAGCAACTTCTCACCTGTTATATCAGCAGGGAGTTTGACACCATGTTCTGTCAAGATAGCACCTTTGACCTTTTTCCAGTCAATGCTACAAGCAGAACTACCAGTGTTCATCCGGGAACCCTTACACGTTCTAATCTTTCTCATTTTCTTCTACAATTAAGATTATTAATTTTTATTTCCATCGAGCGTATATTTATGGCATCAATCGGCTCGCTCACAGCCTCACCGGAATCTGTATAGGCTCCGTATCTGCCATATGAATAGTTTTCTGAATAACTATGTTTCACTTTTTCGTCATAGTCGCAGTCGAACCGAGAATCTTCATATAATACTTCCAATAAACGTTTATAGATTGGCCGAAGGATATTTTTAAAAGATGTGGTTCTGCGCATCTCATTGCTCCACTCTTTACAAGAAGAACATGCTATAATTAACGAAACCTTTGCTTTTGAAAAATAATCCGCATCACCTCTATCCTCACTAATTGGAGTGAATAGTGCAACCAATGGAAACTTCCTTTCAGACTGGGCAGAAGACTTACTGTATTCATCTAAAATATCTTTGATATATTGACTGCTACCGAAGATGTAATTCAACCTTGGGGACTTCATAACTTTAGTTCCCCCTTTCCCATTTGGATAGAGAATTTCAAGCCCTTCTGGAAGTTCCTTTACAATCTCCTCAAACAGTTCTGTTATATCTAAATCTATCATAAATTGAAAGCATTAATTGGGGTCAAAAGATTCTTGGTTATTTTCACATCGAAAGGACAATCATTCGACATAGCCCATTCAACAAACTGTTTATTCTTCTCTACCATGCTATTCCATGTGCTTACTTGTCTCTTCAAAGGAGCTATATATTCATTAGCACATTTCAAACGGACAAGCCCGGTTATTGTAGCCTGGGTGTTTGCGTCACGAAGAATATGATAAAAGACATAGTCAGCGAACGGTTCACACAGCTTCTCGCATAATACTGCATATCCGGACTGGGGGGCTTCCTTCTCTTCTGAAATATCAACTTCATCTGAAGAATCTTCCTTTTCCCGTTCAATAAGCTCCAAATAATCTGTGATAGCTTGGGAAAGAGTCACACCAACAACATTCCGGAGAAATTCGGGCTGAAATGCCTTAATATACCCATTTATCACCTCATTCACAGCAAGAGATTGGGGCGAAGGCATTTCAGCGACCGAAACATTCTCAATATGCCTGGGACCTGACATAAAATATGAAACATCAATCAACATAGCGATAGTTATTTAGAAGTCTTGCCTTTCCCGGTTTTCTTTTCATCTTCCACGGAAACGGCTTTATCATCTGTAACAGTTACCTCCTTGGCATCTTCCTCTTGCAAATCTTTTGAATCGGCAACCGGAAGATTCTTTTCATCAGAAGGCACCTGTACTTCAAGTTCTGCAATGCGAGCTTTCATTGTTTCACGCTCTTCTGTCAGTTCAACAATTGTCTTATCTTTCTCTGCAATGGATGCAGTAAGCCTGCCAATCTCTTCATTTTTCTCTGCAAGCATACATTCCAATGTCTTTCGGGCATCTTCTTCTGTAACAAGACCACATTCGGAAATAGGGATGAGTTGAATCATCCCTCTATTAATCCGAATGCGTTGCTCTTTAAGCACATTGGTTACATCCTTATCGTTACCTCTAAGTATGTAATCCATAATCCTACGCTTTAGTTATTGCAGTTTTCAATGCGGACAAATCCCCATAAGCGAAAGCCCACGGCATATAAATCGGGAAGATAACTTCTTCTTGTGCCATCAATACAACCTCGTTGCAAAGCTTGGTCTCCACATCTTCAGCCCATTCAAGTGTCAAAGTGGTATAATCAACCAAATTTGCAGCTTGGTTAAAGTCACCTAAAAGATACTTACCTGGAAGAATACCACCATACTCGATAATCGGACGACCGGCAATATACTTCACCCCATCAACCATTTTAACGATACCAAGATTACGTCCTGTCGTATCTTTCTCTGATTCCATACCATTAACAGTCATTGGATTAAGAATGATAGCATTCGGAAAATACTGGGCATATGTCATTGCGGCGAAAGCTGTTTTCACTACATCTTCAGAGTTGGGTTCCTCAATGTTCTTAAAGCCGGCTTCATGAACACTGAATGTCATTTTATCCGTAGCAGTTTCAGCACCGGAGAACGCGACACCAGGAATAAGGATACGCCCATCTTCCATTTTCACAAGAGCGTGTGTTTTGTTCAGTTCTGTAAGAACAGCGGCACCAGCGAACGTGATACTCATTCCATCAAGAATCAAATCCTGTGGTTCTGCAAACTCTACAATTACATCCTTATCACCGTTATATCCGGTAATAGCTTTTACAGCACCAGCAGCACCTGTAACAATGGCTGTACTAATAATCTTCTCTACAGAAGTCACCCCAGTATTATTGACAATACCAAGCAGATTCTCCCCGTTACCGTCACCAAACAAGATGTTCCAGTCTTCTGCCATCCAAACAGCTTCAGGAAGCATGTTCAAGATGTAGGAACGAATGTACACTCTTGATTTCAACATACGTTTTGAGATACGGATATGAGTACCAAGGCGCTTAGTTCCTGTCTGTATCTCTTTTACCTTGATGCTTGATTCAGGCAAACGCCCATTCTCTGTTACAAAACGGGCATTGCGGTTGAAAGCATATACTTGCGCATAGGCAAGTTGAGGGTATGCAGGATCAGCAGTCAACGTCGTTAATACATCACGCATATGCAACTTTTTGTTGGCAACCTGAGTCACAACACGTTTCTGTTGTTGAGTAATCAACAAATCACCGGTGTAATTGTCAGTCATGGAAACGACATCTTTCAAGGAGAAGCCGTCAAATTCTCCTGATTTGCGTGTTTTTCCTTCTGCGACATCTCTGAATTTTTCAGAATCAAGCATCTCGTTCAACTTCTCATCGAACTTGTTGATAGTATCCATAGAAAGACCTTTCTGCTTCATTTTCTCGATACTTTCACCAAGAGTTTTAACTTGTTCTACAAGTTGCTCGTTGTCCTTTACCAATTGCTGGAACTTTTCTCCATCATAGGCTTTCAATAGATTATTGATGTCACCAAACTGTTTCGTTACCTCCTCCGGTGAGGCAAATCCTTCAAGTGACTTGTTAACTACTTCACACATCATGCCGGCGATGTTTTCCATGAATGTTTTCTGTTCTGCCGGCAAGCCGTCCGTTTTCAGATTAAAATCTGATACTGTAAATTTTCTAATTGGCATAAAATTTAAATTTTAAGTTATTTATTCTCGAAACAGCTATTCAAACTCTTAAAATCGAGTAAAGTGCCATTATCAGCGGCTTTAATCGTTACTTCATCGTTCCCATTTTTCCCGTCATTCTTTTCTTGAGTGTCAACAGACGGCTCATTTTTTCCGGTGGTATCTTCAGAAGTGTTTTGCAGAATAGCATTCGAACGATATACTTTTCCCCAACAGTGGGGACATCTTACATAATTCATAAGGTCTTGTAGACCCTTTTGAGAAAATTCTTTCTTTTCTGATTTGACAGAATCAATAAGAGAAATTACTTGGGTTCTAATCTCCGGAGTGAGCTTCTCCATTTCTTCCCTTACAATGTCCTGTGTTATCCATCTCTGATAATCAGCAGCATAATCTAATACCTGTTGGGCAAAGGTATGCTCTGTTTCTGCATCATAATCAAATTGATAACCACAATGAGGACATGAGACAACGGCACCACCGTTGAGGCTCTTCAGTAATAAACTTAATTCCATATCGTATCCTTTTAAACGTTCATCACTATATCCATGCTGCAAGAACGCTTTCCGGACGAAATCAACAGCTTCCTTTACCTGGTCAGCAGTAGCAGACTTGATATTCACAAGGAACGTCTGTGGATTACTCCCCCAACTTGTCAATGTTGAATATTCCATCATACGCCATTCAAGCACCTTACAAGGATCGATAGAATCCCTTTTGATGGCTTTTACTCCGATAGAGTGTTCAAGTGTTCTGCCATTCTCTGCAAACAGTTTATAATCAGCTAACGTATCACGGCCAATCTGTTTTTCAAGATTTAACTGACCGACCATGACCAAATTACCTTCTGTTTCCTTACCATTCAACGGAACACCTAACAACTGGTCTGTACGATGATTCAGGAACCAACGCATCCGACCAATATTTTCTTTCAATGTCTTATTGAATGAGCCGGGCATAGATATGTCATTTTGTGAGTCCTTCACACCGATACCGTTCACCGCAACGGTAACGATACCCTTCTCATCAACATCATTTGCCTTTGTCTTGTACTGAAGGCTTTTGATTTTCTCTTCCATCTTTTTCATCTCCACTTTTAGTGTTAAAAACTCGATTTACTTTATCCAGTTCCTCATCTGACATATCAAATTTCAATTTGTCAAACAAGGGATTTTCTATCATACTTTCGCCTATTTGGGCACGCCAGTCATTGAGTGTTATAAGCCCACATGAGAATTGTTCACGACAACGTTTATTTATATTTGTCTTTACGTCCTCGGATTCTTTCAATCCTTCCTGCAAACAATCAACATCAGAGAAATCACAATCCAAATAATATCCCCCTCCTTCAAGACCAAGGAAAGCTGTAAAATCCTTGCAGAATTGTTTGGCCATAGGAATAACAGTTGAACAATATACGCTCTTTTCAGCAGTAGCCTGATTGCTAAATGTGGACTGGTCTTTTCGCGGAACAAGAACGGCTGGGATGCCGTATGCCCCTGCAATATTTATTGCATCAGCCAAAGTCTCTTCAAACGGCTGTAACTCTGCAATAGAAAGATTAGTACGAACAAAGTCAATGTCTGCATCTGAAATACCATAAGGTACCTGGCCCTTCCTTACACCATACTTCTCAAAATTTTGCTTCAAAAGCTGTTCCTTTTCATCGTCAGTCAACGCTATTGAACCGGTAGCATCAGTTTTCTTACTTACAATAAAGCCCAATCCACCCCGCTTTACATAAATCACATTTCTAGCTTCATATACAGCTATTAGATTTGACATTGGCTTATTTTGGGAAGCAAGACGACTTTTGGACTTCAAGAACATAGCCCCTGAATAGAACTCTGCACTTCCGTCTCTATCATGCCATATTTGGTATGGAGGAATTTCCAAACTACCATTCCAACCATACTCCAAACGATAGCTACGAATAATATCTTCTGTTTGGGCAATGCCAAACAATGGCATATTCCCGTAAATAGGTTCTACAATAGTCTTATCAGAAGGTAGCACCCAATAATTATCGCAATATCTCCATTTTTCAGCTGTAGAAAAGACATCAGGCATAGCGGCACGAATAAAGCTATTCCCTGTACACAATTTATAAATATGGTGCTGATAAATCAATTCTTTCCAACGCATCAAACAATTAGGACGACTAAGTATGCCATTCATTCGTTTATTCGCCCATACTATACTGTCATCCTTAGTTTTCTTCAATTGAAAATTAGCACCTGCAATTCGCGATGCAATATAATCGATCGGGAAAAAGACTTCAGGTATCGTACTGAATAGCGTTAGATAGTTACTGCCCGCTACAATAGGACTAGTAAGGTCCTCAATGTATGCAACTGACCATTTTTCAGCCTTGCCACTTTGAGTATCTATATCCTTATTTTCAGATGAAGTAACTATTTCAACTTCACCTTTAGTCTTAGATTTCTTTCCAAATAGATTATCAAAAAAAATATTCATTGGGTTCCTTTTTGAGCAAAACTAAGTAAAAAGGAAAACCGTTTTCCAAAACACTAAAATCTTGAAATTACGAAAACATAACTCCAACGATATAACACACTTATTTTCAATCACATATAACACAATTCAATTCAAGCCTAATTTTACAACGAACTGTACTAGCCCACTCAAAACAGCACTAGCCTCTTTTGTTTCACTATCTTTATTATAGTCCATCAGGTTATTCATGAAGGCAACATATTCCGTATCAGATTCTACTTTTGATGCAGAAAAAAGAATACTATTTTTCACATAATCAGATGTTGCAGCAATACGCTTGTCTACATCCGGAAACTCTTTCATTACACGAATCTCCTTGTTTGTACTAAAACGGAGTTCCCGGATAAAAGGGAAATAAGCATCCGTACATTCAATTACACATGAATCAGATTCATGGGACAAAATAGAAGAACGTATATCTTCTGTTGAAGTAGTTTCCATAAATACGACATCAACAACATGCCATTTATTTCCACATCTAAACGCTTGTATAAGGACAAATTTCCCATTAACATTCGGCATCACATATAGAATCTTCTTAGTGTATTTACATTCGGTATCTGGATTGAAGAAATTAATAGTGCCATTACAAGCATACAAGTTTCTTTTTCGCCGGTTACTAAACTCTATATACTGCTCACTACACAAATCCACAACGACATATCGGAACGTATCAGACAGGTGCCCGTGCTCCTCATAAGTCTGCAAGGTAGTTTTATTCTTGACCTTAGTTTTAAGAATGGCACCGTTAGCATCTTTCTGTACGCTCATGTAGTCCTCAATAGATACCGAACATGATTCGTCAATGTATATCTCTATACCGGGAACAGTACAATCAAAGATAGCATTGATAAACTCACCAGTCATTGCGACACTCGGATTCTTGTTGCCTACCTTATCTTCAATCTCGAACCCTTCTTTCTGCAATGTGTCTATGAATAAGTCCATCCAGGAACGCTTCTCATCGTCAATGCTGTTTGCCGCTTTCGTTGATGCATCACCATGTACATATAACCTATCAGAATATTGGATAGATTTCAGATACTTTGCAACAAGTTTGGAAGCTTTCTTTACTGTATTGTTGGGGCTTTCAGCACACGTTTCATGGAATTGCCAAACCTTGGTACCAGTTGTGAAATCGACCTGCCAATATGATACGCTGATATACGGAAGCACGTTGTTATCGACAGAGATATGAATAGGTAAGTCCGGAACATACTTATGCTCACCGGAATGTTTGCCACGATTGAAGGAACCGAAGAACTCACTACCGGTACGAATGACACCCCATTCTCCCAATGCGTACACATTGTAATAGTCCGGATCGTGAACTCTATCATACTCAAAGTCGGCAACACATTGCTCATCATAGAAACCATACGTACCGTCAGGACTACCAACAACCCAAAAATTATTCAAATAGGTAGATTGGATAATAACTGTATTAGGGGCCTGTTCCTCGATTTGCTTAGTACGAAGATTAAGTATTTGCCTGGGTGCGTTCTTTCTTACGGATTTGACCTTGGTAAGTTCTTCCGGCAACTCTTTGCCGGCAATGGTAACAGTCATCGGTACATCATGCCATTTATCTTTATCAATAAACTCTTTCTTTATCCAATGGCTTTCACTGATCGGGTTAAAGGTACAAATAATCTGCTGCCCTTTCTTACCACGCAAACGCTTACGTAGCTGTTTGAAATCCGGATGCTCGAACTCTGACCATTCCTCTAACTGAACTCGCTTATAGTTAGAGATACCTTTTATCTTCTCCGGATCGTCAAGACCGGAGAAATCTATCTTCGCACCATTTACCAGACATTTAATAGTATTCTGTTGAAATTTGAACAAATGGGAGATGCCAAGACCGGCCGCAGCGACTTTATAATCTTCATAAATGGTTTTGAGAATAGAAGCTCCTACCTTACGCATGACAAGAGTGTTTTCCCCATCCTGTAATGTCTGTATCAGTATGGTTTGTGCCACACTATACGACTTACCGGAAGATGAACCACCATAGAGAATGATAAAACGGATAGTCTCATCATTCAAGTACTTCAATAGATAGAATCCGTTAGGATTTAGCTTCTTATAATTTATAACCATATTGTTCTAAAAGTAAGGTTTCTCCGTAGGATGAATACCGGATTTTGCAGTTCAAATTGTTCTATTCTTCCGAATTCTCATTATCTTCAAATCCGATACGAAGTTCACCGACTTTATTTCCGTCTCCACCTTTGATGTTGACATTCTTATCGGCTTCCCATCCATTCCAGGCACCAAGAATCCGGGCGGCTTCTGTCTTGCCGTTGAACTCATAATTAACCACTCCTCTATTATTCTGAATCTTCTTCAACGCATTACGGGCGCGCTTTGGAAGTTGGGACGGACTTCTCATCTTTGTTTTCCCGGTAACAGGGTCTACATAATGTAAATCATCGGGATCAGCGAGTACAATATCCATTAATACCTTCTCGACCGTTTTCCTCTCTACTTCAGTCTCTTTCGCCCTCTGTTGCTTAATCTCACTTATCCTTGCACTAACCTTGCTATTGGCTAACAATCTGCTAGCAGCACTCCAAATCGTTTCAGGTTTCATCTTTGACGCATCATAAGACATCCTATATGCTTCACTAGCATTACCTTCTGTATCAACGTAGTATTTACAGAATTTCTCTTGCTTGAATGTTAATGGTTTCTCTTGCTTTCCCATATCAATTGTTATTTATTCCTACGAGAAAAAGAAGCTGCTCTCTATCCTTTAAAAGCTCATAGGTGGCAAGCAGTGTGCTGCCAGTTGTTAATATGTCATCATACACTATTATTTTCTTTTCCTTTATCGGACGAAGAAGAAAGAATTCTGGATTCAATCTATCTTTAGTTAGGCACTGGATTGCATTCTCATAGAATGGTATTTTCACCGCCCCCGCAATTTTCGTACAGATAGAGGTTGAAAAATGAAAGCCCTCGTTGTGTCTCCGTCGCGGTGTGGTGACTATACACCATCCTTCATATCCCCCTACTATGAAGCGGTGGAGAAACTCACACGCTCTCTCTGCAAAGAATGATGCAAGTTCCTCCGACTGTTTAATTTCTGAAAAGCTGGTACCAGTCTTGGAACGGGTGAACTGGGAGATGTAATAGATATCACCCTTTTTATGAAGTGATACCTTTTCTTTCAGATCACATAACCGTTCCTGATGAGACCAGCTCTTATATTTCACCGCTTCCGGCTTATCCCAGTCATCAATACGACATATCTTTCCCTTTCCTTTCATCAAAGATCTTCTTTACTCCGTCCTCGACAGATGTGTAAGACAAAGGTACTAAATAGATATCCCGGTTCACCGACTGCTCTAAATTGTCAAAATCCCGTTTTTCATTAATTAGCTCAATTTCAAGCGGTTTGTAGTATTTTACTAAAGAAGCAAAATACATAGTAGTCACAGGTTGGACGTTACAAATATTGATAAGCTGCCGGTTACAGCCCACCGCATAAATAAGCCCTTCGACGACATCATCTATGTAAGTGAAGCACCGGATATTCTGACCACAGTTGTATAATGACACGTTTTCCTTTTCCATCAGGAACCAGAGAAGAGTTCTTTTTCGCGGATTAGGTCCATATACATTATGCAGCCGACACCCGGTCGCAGCCTTACAATAGATAGATGCATACTGTTCATCGAAATACTTGCTTATTCCATACATAGAAGTGGTATTCTCCGGATTAGCCGTTGACGAACTGGCATATATTAACTTCACATGATACTGGTTACATGCATCAGCTACTCGCATGAAAGTATCAATGTTATCCTTCCTGATTTGTTCCAGATTTCCATTGAACACACTGGTTTGCGCTGCCAAATGGAACACACAATCAATCCCTCCATTCTTCAGGAGCTCACATACTTTTGTGGCTTCAGTACCAGACTTTCGATCAACTCCTATGACTTCAACACCTCTTTTTGTCAATTCGCGGCAAAGGGCTTTTCCTATAAACCCCTCACTGCCGGTTACAATTATTTTTTTCATCATCATAAATAAAAGTGGAGCTACAAACGTAGCTCCACAGATTCAACACTATCTCTTTTATTGATTTGTGGTTGTTCGGAAATCCCGAACAACCCTATACTTCTCTATTTTTTTTTATTGACGGGTTTCTTTATTGATGGAAGATTAGCGCGTGCTCTCCTAAGACAATTTTTACAAATGCCAGCATTTGAAATTAAATTACGAAAGATAGAATACTCATAATCCTCAACCTTTCCATTACTATCATACCACTTTCTTTGCCATCCTCGAGAACACATTGGGAATCCGGGATTTTCAAAATTACCATCATAAAGATGAGTAACCATATTTTCTCCATTATCCCCTCTAAATACCCCTGTTATATAATCTTTACCATTTATATTCACATCAATTGTTTTTATTCTAATTAATTTAAAAATATTCACTACAAACAAATCCCTTTCGCGGAGTAAAGTCTTTAAATTCACAACTTCTAAAAATCCACTTCTTATCTGCCCATCTGGCTAAATCCTTTTGCCATTGAGGAATAATTTGACGTGGATTATTTAAGTCCCTGTAAGGCTGGCAATGCGGCAAGAACCGACCGCCTTTATTCTTCCAATGATTGACACGCTCAAACGATTCTTTAAAGTCACTAAGCAGGATACAATAAAAGAAGTATTCGCCTTTGTACCCGTACTTGTCGAACAAAGCCGTGGCACGATCACATTCTGCAATCTGTCTAGGTGTATCGCAACCAAACCTTATATGCTTCATCCACTTTACCTTTGCAAGCAACTTGGCAATATCATCCGTTACCAGCCGGGCATCTAATCCCTGATTAAAGTCAACCCGCACGCCCATGGAGATTATTTTTTCAATCTGCTGCAAACCGTAGTCGGATGCAAGAATGTTGTTATCCATGAGAATCACATTTTTTCGCCCAGCAGATACTTCCGCAATATCCATGTAAGGAGTGATGTTTCCTTCTTTGACAGGTACAACACACCATTTACAACGATTAGGACAGCCCCTTGTCAAAAAGCCATAAGCCAAATTCTTATCAACATTGTACAGATCGTAATCAGGAATCATTCTATCAATTTCCGGTAGAAGAACCTTTTTTATGTCATACCCTGTACCGCCTTTCTCGACTTGATCGGCATTGATGTAGTAGCCGTAATCCGGTGTAAACGAAAAGACCTTTGCTGAATAAACCTTATCATAAGAACAAAGGGGATTATACCATTCTACATTATCACCTCTTGCCTTGTGCCATGCACTTATCTTCATCAAAGCTAGATTAGGATAATTACTGTCAACTGCTAATATTCCGATGTTCATTACTAAAACAGTTATACTCCAATTATCTCATCATTGATACGAAATATGCTATCACTCACAAAATCGTATATCTTATACATAAGTTCCGGTTCTTCCTTTTTCGGAGAATAAACCATCACCTTTTTACCTGCACCTTTCATCCAACCCGCTTCTGTGTTAGCAGACCGACCACAAGGGAGAACCATAACGCAGACATCAGCCCACTGCATACCGTTGAAATCCGAATCAAAACCTTTCTGCGCAATTGGGTGATTAAGCGCTTCTCTATATTGCTCTGTTGTCCAGTTCTGCCAATCAGGGTCTATATCAGACCATTGGAAACCACCATTACCATGTGGGGGATTCTTAAAATCGTAAACCTCATGTCCTAAATCACGGAGAATATCTACAACGTCCTGTTGAAATACATTTCTCCAACTACTTGCTACATAAATTTTTGCCATATTATTTTAAATTGTTATTTTTGGATGTCGTTTGCACGGTGCAAGCGACTTAATTTTATTTTTATGAAAAACATAATTTTAAAAGGACTCCTATAGCTTTACTACCGTGGGGCTATATGGATGTCCAAAATCAATTAGACGGTAGGATGGGAAGCATTTTTCAATCTCGTAAGTGACAGTTATTAGTTAATTGAATACGTGACAGAGTGTGTACCCATCTAAAATAAACAGGAGGCGGCTTTGCAACCCGCCTTTTGCTTTTATTCATTACAGACTGTATTTTGAGTGTTATTTAGAATATTGTTGACTCTTTGTGCAAGTTCCGGTTCCAAACGCACCAACCGGACAATCATCACAATAAAAGGTTACACTTCTATAATCTGCGCCACTTCCACATGGATGTTCACTAAGCTCCATAACTTTATCATTAAGAAGCTGTACTTCTTCTTTGAGCTTATTTACCTCACTAATAGGGGTCAAAGCTCTATATTCTTGTTCTGTTAATATGTATTGCATAATTTATTCCTTTCTGTTATTTTATTCCTCCAATAGTTTTAGCAGTGATTTTTTATACTCGTCTATTTCCTTAATAGCATCTTCTTGACCTGATTTTGCATCATTTATCATTAAATCTGCTACTCCCTCCATTATTTCATCCTTATGCCTATTCAGATATTTGATAAAGTATTCCTGCATCAAATCAGTATCCATATTTGCTATATCCGAATATGTGTCTCCACTTCCATAACTGCCAGAAAAAGAAGAATAACAAAGATTACTTATATTCATACTCTGAATACTCTCCCTTCTGCCAAATCCATCTGTATGCTTATCTATTCCACTATTGCTATGGCTTGGAAACTCTTCTCTGATTTTAGGGAGAGTTTCTTTAATAAACTTTTTCAGTTTTCTGCCAGTAGTGATTAACTTACTTAATTCTTTTGCTGTCATCATCAGTCTCCTTTCTTTTTAATCCGTTCTAGTACATCTCTGTTGGCTTCCAATATTTTATCGAAAGATAGAATAGGCATCCAACATATAACCTTAATATCATCCTTTTCGACACTGTTTTGAAGGTTATTTCCACCTTGTAACTGTTGAAAAGTCACAAGGTGAATTGAATTTATTAGTTAATATATACGCTGCCTTATAATCGTTTCTTAATGTATCACCATGAAATACTATTCCGGATATTCCCCTTATAGCCAAATTGAAAAGAAGAAAAGGCACTGTCTTGTCGGATAATTCACCGCATACAATCAAATGGTCGTTAGGCTTGTAATCTAAGAAACTAATACTATTCCGGTGATTGTACCAATTTGAAATGAGCATTCCGCCTGTTCCGGCTGTTGGCTCATAGGTTACGCCCGTATCACAACCTAATAATTTAGAAACCAAAGTTGAAATACATTTAGGAGTGAAATCCTGCTTGTTGTTCTTTCGGTCAGCATGTTCATCTTCAAAGTATTCATGGAACCAATCATAACTAACATCACATTTGAAGTAGTCCAAAAAGTCTTTGAATACCTTGATTCGTTCTTTTTCCTCTCCAAACAAAAGATTCATTATCCGTTCCGGTGCTTGATAACTATCTGTTATGTTCAACATTACATTTATGTCAGATAATATATTTTTCATGGGCTAATTTAACTTCGTCATTGGTTGATTGTGCATAAATAGTAGTTGTCTCAATGCTTTCATGACCTAACATCTTCTGTACCTGTTCTATTGGCATTCCTCGTTTTAGGGCTGTAGTTGCCGCTGTTCTCCTAAGTCTATGAGGATGTACATTGGATATACCCGCCTTTTTTCCTAGATTCCTTAGCATGATTTCAACTGCTCCCTTGGATATCCGGGATAGTTTATTCATATCTTTTATCTGCTGGCACATTCCCTCATAATCAGATAAAAATAGGGCTTCTAAATCATCTGTTCTTGAATCAACATATTCCTGAAGAGCTATTTTACAACGAGCAGACAAGTAAACAGTTCGGTACTTACGCCCTTTTCCAAGTACATCAATCTGCCCATTTTGCCAATCTACATCACCGAGATTCACATTTACCATTTCGGATACGCGACAGCCGGTGGAAAACAAGAATTCGATTATAGCCTTATTCCTTTTTGTCCTAGCCAAAGACCTTAATCTCTCCATATCATCCTCACTTAATGGCTTCTTCAATTTCTTCACTTGTCGCACTCCCTTGATTCTAAGCATTGGATTCCTATCAAGTACACCTTCTTCTGTGCACCAAGTAAAGAAGCTGCTCAAAGTTCTTCGAATGTTGTTAAGAGTATTATCACTACATTTATTAATCTTCTTATAGGCTAAATAGACACGGACATCATCGGTAACGATTTCCTTGATATGTTTTCCTACATGTAAGATAAACGCTCTTAAAATGACACGATAATAGTCTAATGAACTTTGGCATAATCCTTCCACGGCTTTGGCTATGAAGAATTTACTGATAATTTGAGAATCGGAATTATCATATACTACAACGGACGTTTCCTTTGCCATTATATCATAATTCCTTAGGCAGAAAGATACCGAATCAATTACTGTCGAAATTTCTTCATTGGGTATCTTACCGTACAAAGTATCACGTATTTTAGTTAAAACATATTCTTTCATAATGATTCCTTTTTGTATTGCTTAAATATATTTATCCAATTCCTTTTCTAGCAATTCTCCATCTATTTCAGGAAACAGTCTCAGAACTAAGTCCAAAGATTTACAATAATTGTTACTGTATTCTTCAGTATCCATTAATCGAAGTACCATAGAACAAAAGATACTTTTTGTGTCTCTTAATTCGCCTTTCATCAGCAACTTTGATAGTTCGATAATTTGACTAGCAGGATTATGAAATTTTCCGTTTATATATTGAAAAATTATTCTTCCTTCAAATTGGCATATTTCACAATCTAGTTCACAATCAATGTACTCTATTTTACTATCTATGAATTCACAATAAACACATTCACTATTAGAAGCAAATAAAATTGCAAAATCATAGATATCATCACTATTACCTACAATTATTGAAGTAGATTCAAGAGTTTCCGAAACACCATTATTACACCTTGCATCTTCAATAAGTTCCCTCACATATTCTTGAACTCTTGTGATGTTCTGCTCTATTAAATCTTTTTTACTCATAATTTCAATTCAATTAAGTTCGATTATTTTTTTGCAATATTCTCCCAAAAAGCAACGCCTTCAGGAGTACCATTAAAAGGGAATGAAATAGCTAGAAACCGATGAAAACAGCAATCAACATCTAACAAATTGTTCATCCGCTCTTCATTTGTCATTGAGAAGTCAGGACACTCAATATTAAATGTCTCATTTGCCCTTTCTGTATTATATTTCCATTGATTGAAAATACCTAGTCGTTCTAATTTTTCTATTTTTTCATTCCTCTTCATGTTGATTGACTTTTAATGCTTTACGTCTATAAAGGTAATCGTTATTGACAAGTTTAGCAAACAGAAACTTCGCCTTTTTAACGCCATTTTATTCAGTCTTTTTCTTCAACAATTCAAGTACTTTTCTTTCCCCTTCTTTTAGTCCATCGACGTAGCCTTTTGCATGTTCACCGGCATTATATACTATAAAAGAGAGGATCAACAAAAACAGTCCGAGCGAACGATGCCAGTATAGAAGTTGGACTGTGAACGGCTTGATTGTTATAGACAAATGCCCTACATATAACAGGAACACAAACAAAATCACACATGAAATAATTGTTGTTTTCATATTACGTAAATAAACTAAGTTGGGTTGTAAATTCGGGTTTATAAATTCTAAACTTACGGCTAAAGAAAGTCTCAAAGGCTGTTACAATTTCAGAGATGGTATTATCAGTAATACCTAACAACTTGTCATCGGCAACTATAAGGGACAAAGCCTTGTCAAGAGTCATCCTCTTCTCAATAAACAGGGAATATACCAAATATCTATGAGTGTATTCTCCTGCCTTGAGTGACGCTACTTCTTCAGGTGTAGCCTTTCTCTTGTATAGCACTTTGTACCAATGCGTTTCAGCAGTACGAGCACGCTTTTGTCTCGGTAACAAGTCATAAAAAACAGCTATTTCATTCTTCTTAATAGACTTGTGTTTTTTACGAACTCCATACATTACGTAGGGAATATCCCAATCTGGATGGGTTCTTCGATATTCAAGCTCTTTCTCCCGGTCAATAAGGTCTTGCTCAAAGTCTTGTTTCATTAACCATTCCTCGAACCAGGCAGTAAGTGCTTCTTCTCGATTATAATAATCTTTTCCATTTACACATATGGGAATCATAATAACTCTTTCTATTGCATTTCACGTTTAAATCTTTCCTCTAAATCAAAAATGGTTTCTCCACTATTACGCCGATAGGGCCTATCGGTATTTAACTGAAGTTCTTTCAGCTTTTTCCAATACCATGGAAGGTACAAATACATATTCTTCAACTCCTTCAAGTTCTTATTTCCACAACACCAGCAACTCACACGATCAAGTAGCTCATATAGCCTTACTCCATCCTCATGCCAAACAAAGCCTTTTGTGTAACAATACTGGAGTGCATCTGCTTCAGTAATGCCCCAATCACGAAGTGGTAAAACCCGATTTGGTCGTTTTTCCTTTTCAAAGCGATGGGTCTCATCGGCAGCAATACCGACATAATCAATTCCGTCTTTTGTGTGAGCTTTCAACGCACGAAGTTTTTCACTCGTTCCCCACCGGCATGTTCCCCCACACCAACTATATCCTTTTTTATGGATAATATTGGTCCCTCTTTTCTTAACCGGCCTTTCAAACATTGTCCAAAGAAAAGGTTGCTCCGGATGCAGTTCTGTATATTTAATGCCAAGTTTTTTAAGAATTGGAAGAACAGCATCACGAGTGTTATAGATTGCCTGAAATTCCATACCTGTATCATAGAAAACGACTTCATCCAACTGATATCCTTTATCTATTAGCATGAAAAGCATTGCCAAGGAATCCTTTCCAAAGCTGACTGAAGCATAATATTTCATACAAAAAATTTAATAGACAAGTCACTTTTTCTTCTTTGCCCTCTGATTATTAATCTGTGACATACACATACGGCACCAGGAAGTCAACAAATGGTATTCCTTACCTTTTCTCACCACTATACGATTGTAGAACCGGTTCAAGTAGAAGTAATTTCCGCAATGGGTACATCTTTTCATTTCACGTCCTGAATCATCTATAATCCGATTACGCGGCTTACGACGAATTAGAGTACAACTTTTACACTTCTCATCAGTTTCGCGGTGCCGCCGGCAATGTGATAAGGATTTTGCTCCACATTTAGCAAACACCTTGCAATCTCTACGAGGTATTGATTGACACACATTCATGGCTTCCTCGCATTCAAGAATTTATTTACTACACGAGAAAGTACATCCTCATTCTCCGGCATCAGCCATTCTTTTGCAACGTTCCAAGCAATACTCATAGCAGGATTGAAGTTATCCTTCCTGACAGTGTGATGAGACAAACGTCCTTCAGTGGGCTTCAAACCCTTATCATGTAAGATACACAGTCCATTCTCGAAAAAAGCACAATACTCCTTACCAGCAACGGGCTGAATCATCGGAATAGCAATATTAATAACCCCTAAGAATATACCAGCAGCCCAGTTCGTCAGCGCTAACCTGTCGGCATAACCTGCATCAATAATTCGTTCAATATCATCAGGAGTACCTAAACATGGCGTATGACATTGTTGTTTACAAACACTGCATGAGCATTGTACAGGTACACGACCTGAAGCCCTCATTACCCTTTGTAATGAGGTTTCTTTTGATAATTCTCTCATAGTAAATTATTTGAGATACTACAGATTAGTAAACATCGCCCCACAGCTTTACTGCAAGTTCGTATTTCTTTTGCAACTCATTCACTTCTTTTTTTGCATAAGTGAGAGTGTAAGAGTGGCTACGTAGATATTTGCCGGACTGCAATCCTTCATGATATTCTTTTGCTTGTTCCAACTTATGTTCGTAGAAATCTATACTTTCCGGCATGGACAAGTTTATCGTATTAGCCCTATTTTCCCAATACTTCGCAACTCTTTCATGTTCGGCAGCCTTATCGCTAAACTCAACGCTTTTCCCCATGTTATTCCAGGCATCATCTATCATTTTGCGATGTCCTCGTTCGCTATGGTGTCCAACTTTGATAGGCTCACCCAAAGAAAGGAAATCGCGATGTTTCTTTGATTTCTGAAAATACTCATTACTTTTTTGTACTGCCGATGACGCCCATTCATGCCTGCGTTCCGCTCTTTGCTTAGCCCATTCTTGAACATTAAAGCCGTCAGCTCTAACGATGGAATAATAGTAAAACCCATCTTTTTCGAAGATTAGGTTAAATACTATACTTTCGTTCTCCTTACCATACTTGGTGGTAACTTCAATAGTTTCACCTTTTTCGTGCTTCTCATCACACTTTGCCAAAAATACATTTGGCGCAAATTTGTAATACGTGTTCATTTTTTTAATTAAATTGGTTTGACTTATATGAAAAATGAGAAACCACAGCTACTTAGCCGTGGTTTCATCATTAAATAACTTTGGTTGACTGGGTTGAACCAAATCATCGAATAAACCAGGAACACGAGGTTGTAACGCCTTGTATTCTTCCTGAAAGAATTCTTCTTTGGTTCTCCCATGTTTTTTACCCTTTCGTGTATGTACATCGAAAGTGTAATCTGGAATAGGAATAGGGTAACGCCTGACATCATTTATCCACTTTTCTATATCAATATCCTTTCTATCATAGATGAAGTTTTGCAAATGATCCGCATCACGATTCTTTCTACATTCACAAAGGAGAATAACAGCTTTACTGACAAATATCCTCCCTTTGGGTTCAGTAGCAGTCTTGTTTACCAGCTCATGCCCCTGCCACAATGCTTCTATCTCTTTAGTGATGATTCCATAGCAATCTTCAGCACTAATGGTAAACAGACGCTTCCACACATAGTCGCGGTACCCACTCGCCCAAAGTTCCAATGCAAAAAAGCCGGCTACCCCGGTGTCGGCTCGCCTAATGGCTTTCTGCATTGCAGAACTCACCTCAAAGAAATCATATCCGCAAACTGTTCTTATAATCATAATTCTAATTTAATGGTTTGACTTTTAGTTTATTACATCAGTAAAGTTAGCTAAAAAAGGCGAATATGACAAACAGAATGGACGCCATTTAAACGCCTTTTTTACAGACTATTAGAATTTGAATTTGCATGATATATTATATTGAACGAGCTGCTTTGTTTTGTCTTTCCCATTAGTGGTTGCACTCTTTAGCAAAATACTATCACCAAAATTCTTTTTGATAAAGAGGATAGATTTACGTTCCTCTTCCTGATTCCTTATAGAAGCAAGCCCGCCAGCATTTACAAAAGTGTTCTTTTGCTCAAAATTATACCGCAAATCAGTTAAAACCTTACGTTCTTTGTACTTCATATAACAAGAAATCCAAAAATCTTCCTTCAAACGTATTTCCTCATTCCACCAAGTGTTTTTGTTATAGATTACTCCATAACTGCAACCGGTTATCATTTTCGAAAGAGAAAGAAAAGCGGATTCATCATACATAACCGGCGATATTCGAGCGGTGAAGCCAAACAGATGAACATCCATCATACTGGCCATTTCATATAATGACTGAATGATGTTAGTTATCTTATCTTTATCCTTTATCCGGCTAGGTTCTCCTTTTTCCACATAAATAGGTTTACAGGCATGGACATCATCATCAAGCATGAAAAGTTCTCCAAAATGCTTTGCCATCCAGTTACGTTTAGGGATGAGGCCGATTACATCGTCCGGATGAGTAACTATTTCACATTCCGGGTTAAACTGCTGGTACAAGTCAGCTTGACTTTCAGCAACGCAAATGATAGGATCGTTCACCAACTTTTTAGCGAACACCCGGTCATGGCGTTTATGACTTGGTATTACTATCTTGCAAGGCATGGCGAACGTCTTTTATATCAATTACATTGGATTTACTTATTTTCCCGGTCTTGTACGACTTCATGTGCTGCATATTCAACCTTTCACGAAGCCAGTTGCTATCTACCTCATTACTTGATGTGATGATAAACAACTCATGTTTTTCATCATACTTTGGAATGAGAGGATAAATGGCTGTATCATCCGTGATGGCATCGAAGCGCTCTTTAAATTCATCCTCTTTCTTCTCCGGGGCAAATTCGATGCCCCAATCTTGGAGTTCCGCCTTATTCCACTCGTTTTCCATAACGTCCAAATCATTCTCACCAAAATTGACATTATCTTTAGTGGCATATTCCCTCAACTTCTTAACGGGGGTATCAGGTGCCAGAATTTTACAAGGCAGTTCTTTATAACCTAACTCCTTGCAAGCTCGCAAACGTAAATTACCACAAACAACAATATATCTGCCATCATTGTAGGGAAAAACTATAAGTTCTCGAAGCTCAAGCATCTCTGGCGAATCCTGAATGCTTTTCTTCATCGCTTCAAAGCGGTAATCACGAAAAAAACGTGGATTTTTCGGCAATCCCGTGAGCTGCCCCTTATTAAAATCAAGTAGGCAGACTTGAATAATCTCTGTCATAACTAACTATATTAAAATCAACAACACAAAATCAACAACACAAACAGTCAGTAACAACACCTAATCATTTTTTCTATCATCGAACTCTATCTTATCTTTGATAAGCTGTTCAATGTCCTCACAACCAAATCTTTTTAAATAGGCAACAAGGTAAATTATCATCTCGGCTGCCAATTCTTCATCTTCCGAATATTTAGGAAGATTATCACTCCTATATTTAGAAGCAATATCGAATTTTCTCCAAACGGCTTCAATTCTTATGCTAAACGCTTTTCTTGAGCTATGCTCATTCATCTTAAAGCGCTTCCTCATGATATTCAAGCATCTCTGGGCAAACCTATTCAATGTTATCATATCGATCGGGTTAAATTGTTAGACTATGAATAATCTCACACGATTCTATTAGGTTGGTCTCTGATGCGAAACCAATGAACATATTCTTTATCTATCAGCATACTATTTTTATTTTGAGGGGTCTGTTGTATCTAAATATTTCCTGTACTCTAATTCTGTCTTAGCAAGATTGATTACGGTATTAACCCCTTGGAAAACTTGTTTTGCTTGGCTCACTTTACTAGGATCTTCTTTCACATCCTTAATTTGTTGAAGAACCAAATTCCTCAAATCTTGTAAAATGGTAGGGTTCACTGTAGACACCTTATTCAACCGTTCATTAGCCAACACGACAACTGTGTTTGTTATTGGCCGAAAACGATTCAATTTGGAAGCCAAATCAAACATACTAAATACCAATACTTTGCCATTATTCAAGTATATCTCAACTTCGGTACCATCATCACCGGTACCGTCACAGTAATTGAGAATTACAACTTCTTCATTCTGATAAAGGAATGGTTTATTAACCATTTCTTTCAATCTATCTATTGCTCCATCAGTCATGATTCATTCTTTTTTGTTGCTTTATTAATTTGTCTATTCAAAGCTCCTTTTAGCTTGATTAGGTACTGAACATCTTCCGGGTACCGGGCATACATCGAGTTTTGGGTTTTCATTTGTTCAGAACGACTAATCATATATAAGTTATCTATACAAATATTCTGCTTATTTCCATCTTTGAACTGAATATTGTACCCAGGAGGTATTTCACCATTATGCTCAATCCATACAAGCCGATGTTTAAGCTCAAAGACATTCGGTTCAGCAGTTTTCACTTCGATGTAACCGTCACGGGTTATACGTTCATATCCAACCTCTTTATGGTTCTTTGGGATACATCCCTTTTTGAAACGTGTAGCTTTCGTTTTTTCAATTTGAGCATCAGACATATATTCTGTTTGCTTACGTCCCTTATTCATTGGTTGGTGCCCTTTTGGAAAGAAACTCTTTGAGGAATGTTCAAATAAGAACTTTGCCGACTTTCTCAATTTAAGTTTGAAAGCCATACCGGCAACTGCACTTTCAGTTGAACCAAGAATCAAAGCTATTTCAAGATTAGTATGGTCAGGATAAAGAGCTATCAATTTTTGTCTTTTATCTGGACTCCAAACCCTCACGTCCGGAGAACGTTTCAGTTTACGAATCAAAGCTTTGGATTTAACAGCTTCAAGAGTTTTACCAAGGCGTCCAGCAAGTTCTTTTAAATCAGCAGTTGGATACTCGCTATCAAGTATAGCGAGTTGTTCATTAGTCCAAGTTTTCATAAGCATATCAATAAAGAGAGGAAACCGTTAGGCTTCCTCTATATTATCGTTATTTAGCTCTTTCAGTCTTTCTTTGAGCTTCTTTTCTTTCTTATCATATGAATCCGCAAGTTTCTTAGAGAGCGCTTTGAAATCATCCGGATATTGTTCCGCAAAAAGGATTTTCTGACACTTTTGCAAATAGGAGTAGAAATTCACATTATTCGATGATAAGCATTCAGCAATAAAGGCTCTATACCATTGGTGCCGGTCGGCTTGGTTGTTCTTGGCATAATTTACAAAATCACTCTCACCATTCCATTTTTTCAAATTCAGTTTTTCAAGATAAGTACTGCTACAACCGCTAAGAACCAGCACATCAAAAACTAGTTGTTCATTTTCAGAGAATTCTTTTGTTCTCCGATAGTACGGTTTCTCTTGCGCCCACTTGCGCATTTCTTCAGCAGACTTCTCCTTGACTATATCCTTCGCTCTTTTTAATTGGGCGTTTATTTTTTCCCTTTCTATCTCTTTTAGATCGGCAACAGCGGCAGTACTAGAAACCAGTTCTTTCTTTGTGTAATAGAATTTTACATTAAATTCTGGATTATAATTACCAAAGAATGAGATACAGCGATAAATTTCACCTTCATCAAGCATTTTTAGTGTCCGTTCATCATCAGCACTATAATAACATAAACTCCTAAACACCTCATCTGGATTAACTACTTCAAATCCAAGTTGCTTTACGGCTTCTAAAGCACTTTCATATTGTGCTTTTCTTTCATCACTCCAATAATATTCTGCTTTTGCTACAATAACAGTTTTTCCGAATGAAAAAGGTTCACCTACTTTAACAAGATTCTCACTCTCAAGCAGAATCTTTCGGATTACATATGCAATCCGCTTTCTATAAAAACAGGCAGCATTGATACAGCGAGCATTCTTATTATTCATCTCATAGAACAAACAACCATGATTACAGGTATTAGATTCACATTGAGAGCACTGCTTAAATTCGCCATTTTCCCAATTGTCTGCGTCTTCTTTAATCCAATCCGCTTTATCCAGTTCTAAAAAGGAATTACTAACATAGTCACGTATCATAGATGTCGTGCATTGTTCATCTTCTTCCTCATTGAACTCCTTTTGAGTTTCTTCGTCAAGTTTTGAAAGAATCATAGCACCGGATAATGGTATGTCTCCATTTCTTACACGTTCTTTCAGTTCCGGGATAAGACCGTTTAGCTTTATACGGTCAAAGACAAAACGAGTAGACTTTCCAAATTTAAGAGCAATATCTTCCAAAGTCCGTCCTTTCTCAGCCAACTGCGCAAAGGCAAAAGCTTCTTCGATGGGATCAACATCTTTTCTTTGAAGATTCTCGGTAATCATCGCTTCAAAAGCCTCATCGTCTGTCATTTCTCTGACAATGCAGGATATTGTCTGAAATTTCTCCGACTTTTTTCGATGGGCTTTGATTTTTGCAACATTCGCTTCATCTTCCTTTGCTTTCAAAAGTGACACAGCCCGAAAACGACGCTCACCGCAAACAATTTCATACGAACAGGGAATTGTCGTAACACCGCCAGTCTCTAAGTCAGTAAAATCTTCGGATTTGGCTACCCTGACGGTGATAGGCTGCAATAAGCCTTGCTTTTCAATGTTGCTTGCGAGCTCTTCAAGAGCTGCTTCATCAAAAGTCTTTCTCGGATTCAAAGGAGAAGGACTAATAAGGTCAATTCTAATGTTTTGTACTTCCATAATTTAATTATATTGGTTTGACTTTTAATTCATTACATCAGTAAAGTTATCGTAAAATGACAAGTTATGCAAACAGAAACTTCGCCATTTTAACGCCATTTTCATGTGGGCTTATTACGTATTTGAATAAATCCTCTTCTTTCAGTTTCCCGAAGAAGTTCCATATCTTCTTCTCGTATTTCAGCAGGCGTTTCACCGTTCACACTTCGATACGTTCCAATACCGAAACGCTCTCTGATACGAGCAATTTTATCCGAATCTTTAGTAACCCAGTAAATTGTAACTTTCATAGTAGCTATATTCTACGACTCTCGCCACACAGGGGGAGAACATTAAACGTTTTAAAACGATCCACTAATCTTGGCCCAAAACGTTTCTTAAATTCGGCTATGCCAAGATTCGATGTTATATGATACTTCTTGCCATATTGCTGAAAAATCTCATACCGGGCATAAAGAAATTCATCAATAACTGAATCGAGACTGGTACCATACGATTTTTGATTTTCCGTTTCCAGACCGATATCATTCAAGCAGATATTAAAGGGATTTGGTTTAAATCCTTTGGATTGATTCTCATTGTAAGTGTACAAGTCAATATGCCCGTGAATTTTATAATAATTCATCATTTGAGTAACAGACAAGTTTTCAAAAGCATTGGGGTTACAAGTGAGTTTCAAATAATCTGCAAAAATCTGCATCAACATTGTTTTTCCGGTACCAGGTTCACCAACAAGCAAAAGATTCTTATGAACCTTGTAATTCTCTTCCGGAAACACATTTTGAGCATACCGACATCCGTTGAAGTAGTACAGAAGAAACTGAATTAGTTTAGAGTTGTTATCATCAACATCAAATTTTCTAAACTCCCGTTCCGTATAATCCGTACCAAGGTTAGAAATTAAATTCCAATGACTGTAATACTCTTGCGTATCAGTTAAGTCATATTCAGAAACGTTCTGAATACTTTCTTTGTGCCTTTGTATCAGATTCTCTATCTGTTGGAGCGTCAGCTTGCGCTTGCCGGCTTCCTTCTCCATCAAATTTTGAAGTTTGCTTGATAAATTCTTTTCCTCTTCCGTCATGGTCTAATTCATTTTTTCGATTTTCACGAATACGATCCAGTATCCAAAGGTTTGCTTTGGAATCCCACCGCTCTATTTTCACTCCATTGGCATTCTTCCACCCTATCGAGTCAAAGTGATTGAAGAATATTTCTGCTTGCTCTTGCCAGTCATCTAACCGTTCCGGAGCATTTTGCTTGATGAAGTGTTGAATAACCTCATCAAGCGTAGGAGCTATAAATTCTTTTGCGACTCTTTTAGGTTTCTCCGGTTTAGAGAGTGGGAAAAGCTCGCCAGAGCTACTTTCTTTCTTACCCCCTTTAGGGGGTTCTTTCTTTGTCTCTGTCTTATATTCTTCTTTAGGGGGTATGGGGGAGCTTTCTTGAAAAGGTGTCCCTAAAGGGTACCCTAAAGGTGTCCCTAAAGGATGCCGTAAAGGTGGTATATTTTGCATACCTTTTTGTACACCTTTTATAGAATACGTTGATTTATTGCCTCTTCCATTGCCTTGTTTACATTCTGTCTCTTATACACATCTCCGAGCCCACGAGACCGGAGCCTATCTCGTATGCCGTC